TCTGGTGTAGGTTTCCCTATCACAGATTCAGTTGGTGCTAAAGCATCCATCAAGTATGAATCAAATGATGGTGGAGACAACAAGTACGAATTCAAATCTGGATTAAAGTACAAGTTCTAAGTCAAATCCTATATAATAAACTAGGGGTCATATGACCCCTTTCTTTTTCTTTATAATATTATGGCAAAGATTCCTGCAACTACAACAATCTATACAAGAAATGGTTGTCCCTATTGCACAAAAATAAAAGAGGTGTATAATATGAATCGATGGAGTTACAACGAGATGAAACTTGATGTTAACTTCGGACGCGATGCATTCTATCAAGAGTTTGGTCGTGGTGCTACCTTCCCACAGGTAATCATTGGTGGGCAAAAAGTTGGTGGATGCACCGACGCTGTAAAACATCTACGAGAAGGAAAATTCCTCTAATGAAAATCAGAGACGCTAACGAATTGTATGAGTTGATCGAGAGATCAATCGATGAGGCATTCGAGAAGAAGCGTTTCCTCTTTAACATGTATGGGTATCTCAAGGGAGCACAGTATACTCGTAAAGAAACTACTAACTTCATTGAATCCCCTACTGCAAACTCACTCAGCGAAACCGTCCTAGATCTGGACGCATACATCAAGGGAGGAGACAAAGTATTGCGTGAAGCATACGGACACATCCCTAAACCAGACGCAAGAAAGATCAGGAAGTATCTCTATACAATTCTAGAAGATGCATGGAAGTATGAAAGAGACCGACGACCTGGTCGTAAGCAGGCTAAATAAAACTAACAGTATTAGGAGTAACCTATGGAAGATCTAACTTTTCTTTATATCTCCTTCTTTCTCACCCTTGGAAGTTTTCTTGTTGGGTTTTTGATATCATGGAATATCAAAGCAGCATTTGATGAGTGGCAATCCAAGGCAGACTATGCTAAGATAGTTATGCACCCAGAAATGTATGATGAGAATGGTAATTTCCATGACGGAGATCTATTCTACTTGCGTTTAACCGAGGAAGATGATACAATTACTGACACTGATGATTAATCATGCAAAAACTATTGATATGTGAGGTCTTGCAAAAGGCTCACTCTGCTAAGACAAAGGCAGAGAAGATTAAAATTCTTCGTGATAATAACAGTCAAGCACTACGCACAATGTTTATCATTAACTTTGATGACACCGTTGTGCCAAGAGTGCCACTCGGAGAGGACGTACCTTACCGACCCAACGAAGCACCGATGGGGACTGAGCATACTAACTTGCTTGTCGAAGCAAAGAAAGTATACTACTACTTTAAAGGTGGAGCAGACAATCTTTCTAACATGAAGGTTGAGAATATGTTTATTCAACTACTGGAAGGTTTGTATAAAGATGACGCTGTTGCATTTGTTAAGGCAGTAAACAAAGTCTTACATAAGAAGTATCGTATTACCAAGGCGGTAGTATCAGAAGCATTTCCAGAAATTAAATGGGGTAACAGATCTTGAGCGTCTATATTGATCCAAGAAAAACTAAAGAAGTTAAAGAAGAAGAAATCAAAGCACCTCCTACTGAAGATTGGATGGAGAAGATTGATAAGATGGACAACGAAGAGTTGGGTCGCAAGATCGCAGCAGGTGTTGGTTATCTCTTGATATCTCCTCTTGTTTTTATGTTCTTCTGGAATTGGATCATGCCAAGTCTCTTTGGACTAGCAACGCTAGGGTATCTGAAGTCACTTGGACTCCTTGTAATTGCACGACTAATTTTTAAGCATGACTAATAAAGTTTGTCTGATTAGTGTCACTCCTGACGCAGAAAAAACTATGGGATACGTTGCTCGTGTGAGTAACCCTAACAATCAAGACAATCCAAACGTAGCAGGACTTCTGTCCTACTGTGTCAAACATCAGCATTGGTCTGTGTTTGAGCAGGCACACCTGACACTAGAGATCAATACCTCTCGTGCTATTGCAGCACAGATATTGAGACACAGGTCATTTACATTCCAAGAATTCTCACAACGCTATGCAGCAGTTGAGAAAGAGATTCCTGTCCCTGATCTACGTCGTCAAGACGATAAGAATAGACAGAATAGTATCGATAATGTGCCACAAGAAGAAAGGTATTTCCTACAAGGTAGGATTGCACAGTATTTTAATGAAGGAGTAGATTTATATAACGAGTTATTGAGACACGGAATTGCTAAAGAGTGTGCTAGAATGGTATTACCTTTAGCAACCCCTACTAAGATATACATGACAGGATCAGTCCGCTCATGGATTCACTACATAGATTTACGGTCTGCTCATGGCACACAAAAAGAACACATGGACATTGCAAAAGCTTGTAAGAAGTTATTCATGTGTCAGTTCCCTATCGTGTCTAAAGCACTTGAATGGTGCGAAGATTGCGGATGCCCAGAAGATTGGGAAAATTTACAACCGTGTTTAAGGATAGACCCCTAATGCCAATTTACAACGTCATACACAAAGAGACAGGAGAAAAGAAAGAGTTTCAAATGTCTATCTCATCCTACGAAGAGTGGAGAGAAGAGAATCCCGAATGGGATAAAGACTGGCAAGCAGGTATCGCAGGTACGACCTACGGATTACCTAAACAGACTGACGGATTCAAAGAAGTCATGTCTAAAGTCCAAGCAGCACACCCCTTAGCAAACCTTAGCCGTTACACCTAATGCCAGGAAGGAAACAGAAAACACTAGCAAACATCCCAACTAAGGTGATGCGAAGAAAGAAACCTATCAATCTTGAGCATCTTAAAACCATTGAGCCTCTTACTGAAAACCAAGAGAAGATCTGGAAAGCATATGGTGAGGAGCAGAATCTTGTGCTCCATGGAGCAGCAGGTACGGGTAAGACATTCATCTCTTTGTATCTTGCATTGAAGCAATGTCTTGATCCATCATCTAAGTATGAGAAATTATACATGGTGAGATCCCTTGTGCCTACAAGAGAGATTGGTTTCCTACCAGGTGACCATGAAGATAAGTCAAACCTTTATCAGATTCCTTATAAGAATATGGTGAAGTATATGTTTGAGATGCCAGACGATAATAGTTTCGAGGCATTGTATTCTAATCTTCGTGCTCAAGAAACAATAAGTTTCTGGTCTACCTCGTTTATCAGGGGTACAACATTTGACAACTCAATCATACTAGTGGATGAGTTTAGTAACTTGAATTTTCACGAGTTAGATAGTATAATTACTCGTGTAGGCACAGACTGTAAGATTATATTCTGTGGTGATTACTTTCAATCAGACTTAGTTAGATCTAATGAGAGAGAAGGTATCTTAGACTTCCTTAGAATTCTAAAACAGATGCCATCCTTCACCTGTGTGGAGTTTGGTATCGATGACATCGTGAGGTCAGGTCTTGTTAAAGAATACCTCGTATCTAAAATACAACTTGGTTATTAATTATTATGTTTAATTATGTGGGACCTCCTTGCGAGATCCCTGAGTTAGAATCACGCACCTTAGAGCAAGGTAGATTCTATAAACTTGACACTGCATGGGTGCCATCTGTGACTACAGTCATAGGTCATCAATCCAAAGCAGGTATTATGGAGTGGCAGAAACGTGTCGGTTTCCATGAAGCAGAAAAGATTCGTATGAAGTCTTCATGGAGAGGGACAAAATATCACAACCACGTTGAAAAGTATTTGAGGAATGAAAATGTTGAGGCACATCAGAAAGGCGAAGGTCTTACCAACTACCTTTTTAGGGCTGCTCGTAAGGAGCTTGATCGTATTACTGATATCCATCTTATTGAAGCCCCTCTTTATTCTAACAAGTTATTTCTTGCTGGTCGTGTTGATTGCCTTGCTCACTTTGATAACGAGTTAGCTGTAATTGATTTCAAAACTACAAGAGAGTTGAAGAAACCTAAGTGGTTGGAGAATTATTTTGTGCAGTGTAGTGCTTATGCTTACATGTATTATGAGCACACTGGTATTGAAGTAGACAAACTTGTAACTATCTCTGTGTCTGAAGCAGGTGAAATGCAAATAGAGCAGAGATATGACAAGGAAAAGTATATTAATAAACTCCTTGATTATATCAAAGAGTATAGGGATTTCATTGAGTCACGTCTATGAAAGACACCTTCTTAGGCATTCCTTTCTATCGTTTCTATTATCCTGGTGATGTAGAAAAGGTTGCACATGACTTAGAGAATGAGCAGTGGAATCGTAATGATACTAACTGGATCTGGGCAGGTATTAATGCTCGTGGCACAGGACGTAACATACATGATGAGCCAAAGTTTGCTGATCTATTTGTATGGATAAATGAATGCCTTGAAGAAGTAAGAAAAGATATAGCACCCAACGCTACATCATTAAAGTTATGCTCATCGTGGGCAAACAAGAATGATCCTGGTGATCATTTCTTTGACCACACACATCCAAATTGTTTCCTGAGTAGTAATTATTATGCATCTGGACACAATAGGGATAAAACAGTTTGGCTTTTACCAAATCCATGGTATACTAATACTAACATCTCTCCCTTTGGAGATTATACTGATACTAAGTATCATATTATGCATGAAGAAGAGACTGAGCCAGGAAAATACATTTGTTTTCCTCCCAGTATCAGACACTATGCACAACCAAATACAACAGAAAGACCTCGCATGACAATCGCAGCAAATGCATTTCCCTCGGGACTCATTGAGTCTGGTGGAGTCTCTCGCTTAAGACTGGAGGTCTCATGAACGACATTGAAAAAGAATTTATGACGCAAGGAAAATTTACCTCTCTGGTAGAAAATCTTGTCAAAGAAAGTAAAGGTCTAACAAATTATATCGAAGCAGTAACAACTATCTGTGAAGAATACGGTATCGAGATAGAAGTTGTCAATAAATTAATCTCACGTCCTCTAAAGGATAAAATTAAGTGGGATGCTCAGCAACTAAATTATGTTAAACGCACAAGTAGAGGAGTCTTACCATTATGACCGAGAGTAATGAAGAATTTTTTCAGAGTGATGCAGTAAGAAATTCTCTTGATGATATTCAGTCTACATACACAGAGTTACTTAAGATGTCTGCAGGATTTGCAGAGTATGATATAAAGAAAAGAGTAGAGCACATTGACAAGACACTAGAGTTGATTGCTAAACAGAAAGTATTTTATGCACGACTAGCACTCGCAGCACAGGAAGATGATTCAGATGAAGCAGTAGAATTTATTAAAGATAGAGTAGACACACTGTCATTCAAAACCACAGGTGGTATGGATCTTATGTCTGTCTTACAAGTTATGGAGGACAAACTTATAGGATGGAAGAAGGAGATGAATAATGCCGAACAATGAGCAATTATGGGAAGACATGAAGCGTCTCAACGATGTCATGGAAGAGTTACTTTGGGATCCAGATGATGAGATTATATTCTCTCATAATGGTACGGATATCATCATAAAAAATAAAACACAGGGTCTTGACAAAACCTAAATAGTATGTCATCATATATCGGTGGCACAAATGCCAAATACAAACACGGAGAATACAAAGATGTCATTCGCATCACTCAAGAAAGCCTCAGGGTCATCCTTTGCA